TTAACTCATCAATAGTTTTCACATTAGCTGTGCCTAATGCTACGTTACTCGTATGTGTAGGAGTCCACCCTTTACGAGCGCCAATACGACCAAACTTATCAATGACACAGTTATTAGCTACAGATGCGAAGCCATCCTCTAACGTGATCGAAGAGTCTTGGGTATTCACTCCTTTGAAGCCGGGAGCAGCAATGGTTGTCGTTAGAAGTTTAGCTACCATGATTAAACACCTGTCCAGACTACTTGGTCATCGTAGCGGTTACGCTCAATAGCCACAGCATCAGCCAAGGCTAAGCGGTATTGTTGGAAGACTTCACCAAAGGCTGTACCGCCATCTTCACCACGTTCACCAACAGCTTTAGCATAGGCCAGAAGTTGTACCAAGTGAGCAGGGACGATAAGGGTATCACCGTTGTTAACCAAGTCCAACTGAGGGACTGTTAACTCAAAGCGAATCTGATACACAGCATCAGGTTGAGGCCAGAGGTCTACTTTGTTGTCCCCGTTAGAGGTAGCACCGTTGTAGCTATAGTAGCAAGGAGCTGCATTCTGTACAGTTCCTGTGTAGTATTGACGATTAAGCCATGTCTGTGCAGCTTGACGCATAGGAACATCCTCTGTGTCATTAATCACATCCCCTGTCTTGAAGCGTTCGCCTGAGCCTGAGAGAGTGTAGTTACGCTGACCAGCCACGGTAGGGATGACGATGGTAGTACTTAAACCATTCCACTCATACGCATCCTCCACCTCACGCTTAGCATCGTTAACGAATATACCAATCAAGGAACTATAAGGAGTGTCTTGAACCGAGGATACCTCAGTCTCCCGCAACCTTGTGAGTACGTTGTTAACCAGTTGTAGATAGGTTGAAGCCATCCTTATATCCTTTAGTTATATACACTATTTTATCACAGTTGGACGTTAAAGTCAAGCAGTATTTTTACGAGGCTTTTTAGGCTTCTTAGCTGGCTTATCTTTACCAGCTTCGGAAAGAGCAATAGCAACAGCTTGTTTCTGTGGCTTACCTTCTTTAACCATCATAGAGATGTTCTCACTGATGGTCTTATCTGATTTACCTTTTTTAAGCGGCATCTTCTGTCTCCTCATTTGGCTGTGTAGGCCAGTTAATTGTCCAAGGAAAGCCTGTCTGACTAGTCACATCACGCAGTGCCTGACGGTATGTAGCCCATGCAGCTTTATCTACAGGAGCGTCCAGCAGAGCATCCGCTACTTGTGTCCAGTCCGATGCTGACAGTTTCGAATTGCGCTCAGCGCGAATGTTTGCAGCTTTGGCAAGTTCATTATCGGCATCGCGCTTGGCAATGTATGCAACTTTCTCATCGGATGTGAACTTCTCAACGATCTCCCAAGCCTGCGTTGCCACAGCACCGTTCAGCACGGGCGTGATCTCACGGGCTTCTTGGAACTCGGCGTCGTATGTCGCCGGATCGGAATAAGCAAACCGTGCAAAGCCAAAGGCTGCAATGGTTTCGTCGTTGAGTGGAAACGCGAACGATGTGTTGGGGTGTGCGGTCTGGATGAATTGTTCGCTTAAAGGCCACTGAGTCACCACACCATTTTCAATTTTTGCAAGCATGTTATTTTCTCCTTATGGTGTTCCAACATCAGTTGATGGGAACGTACGAGTATCACCGGGCCAGACGATGCGAACAACGCCGTGTCCTCCGGGACCGCCACCAGCGTTTGTGCTTCCGCTACCCCCGCCGCCGCCACCAAATACGCCACCAGCGCCAGACTGATATGAACCAGAGTTGGGGTTTGGATCGCTATTTAGGCTTGCTAGTTGACCGCCAGAGCCTGGATCACCACCAAAACCCACTGCACCACCATTGCCAGAGGCTCCTTGACCCAAAACACCTACCCCTCCACCGCCTCCCCCATAAAGTCCCGCTGTGCCACCTCCGCCGCCAGCGCCTCCTGCGCCGTTAGACCCAGAAGCAGAGCTTCCGGAAGCGCCTGAGCCACCCACTCCAGCGTAACCGCCAGCGCCACCGCCACCATTGGCGCTTGCGCCATTGCCTCCAGTACCGCCATAATTTCCAGTTCCTGCTAAAACAGTGCCACCTGATCCGGGTGAGCTGCCATTGCTGTTTCCACCTCCACCACCGCCATAAGCGTAAACAGTCGAACTGTTTTTGAAATACGATTCGTAGCCGGACTGTCCGGGAGCTTGTGCTGTAACGCCGTGATTACCCCCTCGTCCCACATAGACTGTGTACGAAGTTCCGGGGGTAACGGCTATGTTGTTTGCATAAGCAAGCGCTCCGCCCCCACCAGCACTATACGAACCTCCACCGCCGCCACCAACAACAATAGCGCTGACAGACGTCACACCAGCCGGGCAAACCCACGAATAAGATCCGGGAATTGCATATAAAGATTCTCCTCTTGCCACTTCAGTTTCTCCTGTTGTATTTGCTGAAAACATTATTCACCTCAGACTGTGTAGTTTTGACCGCCGTTAGAACCGAGCCAGCTCGATCCGTCGATGGCCGTAAAGATGAACTTGTCAGCTTTTGATGCTGTGCTGGTCAGTGTTGGTGCTGTGCCTCCGGGCCACTTGACGGAAGCAGGCCACGTCACTGTTCGGCCACCTGTGCCGTCTTGCTTTTGAATTAGCGTGAAAGACTTGCCAGCAACAGGTGTGGGGAATGTATAAGTGCAGTTGCCCGTCAACGTTAGGTACTGCACAGAGCCGTTGGCAAGAGCAATCGTGTAGGCCGTGCTGGTATTGGCTGTTCCGACTTCTTCGGTGTAGCCATTGGTGAAAACGCCTGCCTCAATAGTCTTGTTAGTTAGAGTTTGAGTCGCTGTTGTTCCAGCAACGTCCGTCAAGGTGTTGCTACCGAAAGCAATGGTCTTGTTAGTCAGAGTCTCAGTGCCTGTCAGAGTAGCAAAGCTACCCGGTGTGAAGGCTGCATTAGTCCAAGCAGAACCAGACCACACGAACAAGTTACTAGAAGTAGTGTTCCAGTACAGAGCACCTGTCAGCAGTGTGTTACCATCGTTATCGACAGTAGGAGCTGAGGACTTAGGGCCTAAGTAGCGATCATCAAAGCTGTCATAGCTTGCAGCAGCGCTAGAGGCACTGGCAGAGGCAGCAGAGGCACTAGAGGAAGCAGCAGAGGCAGAGTTAGCAGCGTTAGTCTCTGACGTTGCAGCAGCGGATGCTGACGCAGCAGCAGAAGTAGCAGAGCCTAAGATACCATCAACATAAGTCTTAGTTGTAGCATCTGTGCCTGCCGTAGGAGTACCTAAACCAGTGATCTTGTTGCTACCCATTGCGATAGCACCAGACATAGTGCCACCTGACAAGCTGAGCTTCAAAGCATCTGCATCGTCAACGTAAGTCTTAGTGGTAGCGTCTGTACCTGTTGTAGGAGTACCCAAGCCTGTAATCTTGTTAGTGCCCATAGCCAGAGCACCTGACATGGTGTCACCAGCTTTAGAGACTTTGGTAGCAATAGAGGCTGTTAGTGTTGCTGCTAAGTTAGCATCATCATTCAAAGCAGCAGCAATCTCGTTCAAGGTATCCAAGTTAGCAGGAGCACCATCAACCAAGTTACTGATAGCTGTATCTACATAGATCTTAGTAGCTGCATCAGTATTGTTAACAGGAGTAGCCAAGCCTGTGATCGTAGCAGAAGTACCTGAATCCATGTCCAAGGAACCACTGATGGTTACATGGTTGAATGTAGATGTACCGCTAGAAGCTGTTACGTTACCTGTCAAGTTACCTGTGACGTTACCTGTCACAGCACCTGTGTGAGTACCTGTGGTATTGCCTGTTACGTTACCTGTCAATGTACCAGAAAAGCCTGTGGTAGCAGTGATGGTTGTACCAGTCACAGCAGCAGCAGTCGTAGCACCGATAGGTGTGTTGTTGACAGTACCGCCTGTCTGGGCAACACCTGCAACTGTACCACCTGTGATGGCTACAGCGTTAGCTTCTTGATTACCTAATGAGCCTACAACCTTAACAACGGTAGCGCTGTTATCCTTGGTGTATAACTTCTTGTCTGTGACGTTAACAGCCAACTCACCCTTAGTTAAGTCTCCTGCTGCGGGTACAGCAGATGCTGTGCTACTGTTCTTTGTAATGATTGTAGAGGACATTTAAGCTCCGTATGAAGAGTTATACCATTGTTGTAAAGGTGTTACCACATCACGAGGAGTCTGTGGTAAGTAAGCGTTGTAGTACTGCTGCAACTGGTTGTAGTATTCTGGGCTATTAGTAGGTACTTGTTGAGTAGGAGCTTGGAAAGAAGCGTTAGAGCCTCCTCCACCAGCAAGAGAGGCTGCACCACCTGCTCCTA